GCATATGTCCTCCACATGTCAAGCTGCTGAATGGCAGTCATGTCATTACGGGTTACAGCCCCTGTAGGAGCCTTCATTGGGAAGGAGAAGACTGTTACACGATCAGGGTGGAACTTCTCAGGTTCATTGGGAATACCTACATCAGTCATTAGCTGTGTTAGTGGATCTTTAATATCACACCGTACAGTGCGTATATAATGTTCACTGTGGCGGGCGTGGATGCCACTAGCAGCGTCAGTAAGCTGACTGACGGTTCCAGAGGGCTTACAGCAAGTCACCGCTGTAGAGTGAGGAATGGATAGCTTATCTGCCCATTCCTGATTTACCTTCACGGCATGGTGACGAAGAATACTCAAAAACTTAGGATCAGGTTTATTAGTAATAGGAGCATCCATAATACCAGTTAGCGAGACACCTAGTAGACGTTCTTCTTCTGTGTTCCTCTTCCAAACCTTGCGAAGATAGGGGAAGTTAGTAAAGGTAGACTGAATTGTGCCTAGAATAGCAGCAGCACGAACCTTCTTCTTTAGGCTGGCTTCTGTATCATTATGGCGAACAACAACTTCCGTTAGATTACAGAACTGATATGGGCGAAGGATAATCTCTGAACATGGATTGGTTCCAAACTCAAAGGATACATCACGCCGTCCATTCTTTGCTGCATGTTTATTGGCTGCATAGCGAGCAAAGATACCACGTTCACCTGACTTGCTCTCAACCAGAGAGAGCCACTCACGCATGAATGTTTCTGAGTCTGGCTTTTCTTCATAGATAGCTGAGTTATTTGCTAGAGCACGATGGGGAGAGTTAGTCCACCACTCACCTGATTTAGCATGACGCATCTTGTCATCCTGTAGATCAGACAGACTGATCATGGCAGAACGCCTAACGCCACCAGACACAACAATATCTGCTACCTTACACATAATGTCATGGCACTCAACAGTAGATAGCTTTCTACCTGTAGCTTTCCTAAACACCTCAACACAGAATTGGAATAATTGATTTAGGGGTTCAGGTCCAGAAGCACGACCACCAAAAGTCTTAAGCCTAGCACCGGCAGGGCGGACCTTAGATAGATCCCATTTAGGAACTTCTCCTGAGTATAGAAGAGCTAGTAATTTACGAAAAGCTTTAGCCCAACCTTCCTTGCTGTCGTGAACTTTGATAACATCATCAGAATCAAACAGCTTGTCAGGGACTTCAGGCAGCTTGTTAGTATACCTAGATTCTACACTGTAACCGACACCTGTGCCACAGAGTAAGATCATCATGGCTTCGTCAAAGGCTTTAGGATCGTCAATAGGAAGATAAGAACAGTTATAAGCACAGGTATTGTCACGATCAAGAGCAGGTCCAGCGGTCATCATCATACGCATAGAGGGCATGACCTCAAGATTGAGGATCATCTCTTCTAGCTCTTTAATAACCTTAGTCTCGTTAGGGATTACCTTGCGTACAACATTGTCAATATATCTACCGACTGTTTCAGGCCAAGTCTCACGCCGGTTCTGTTCAGGAAGCCACCTAGCGTAACGTGAGAGAGCAATAAATGTTTGATAGTCTGTAGGTAAATAGTTGTTAGCCATTAGTGGTATCCCCCTTAGTCTGGTCGTGAATGTAAAGCATAATTATCGCATAGTGGATAATCTTTAGCAAGTCATCTTTGTTCTTGCCGTCTTTTTTACCATAACGCTTCCAATACTTCAGGATATTACCCATGCAGAAGCCTTCACCATAGTTGGCATCAATGATGGTTTCTGTAGCTTGATACTTACTCTGTGCATAATGTTGTGTATAAGTCTTAGATATGTACTGAGTTATCTCATTTAGATAATCAGGTTCGTTGTAAGAATACATGCTATCAATAGCCTCTTTATAGTGTGCGTCTTTTTGTACAGGATATTCCATAGTGTGCTCCCTCACTTGAAAGATAGTACAGCGTTGATACGGCGTCGAGTGTATTCTACTTCTTTAGATCTTAGAACTTTGTATGCAAAGCTTCGCATCTGGATATAATCTACATCAGCCATATCACAGACTGCAATAAAATCTTCAGCAGTAACTCCTATAGATGCAAAGAACCATGCCTTGGCTGATTGTCTAGCAATCTTCTCTTCCTCTGGCTCAATACCTGTTGAAGGTTTCGTAGCATCCAGCAATGCTTGAAGTATCACACAGAGAAACAGGATCTTCTCAGGTGGTGCGTGTTTGTCTACCAACTCTTCTATATCTAAACTGATGCTACTGTCAACCACTTTTTTCTTTAGTCCACTCTAATAAAATATTTACATCTTTTGATGCACAATATTTAAAGTTATGTTTATCGCACCAGTCAGCATATGTTGACTTAGCACCCTTGTAAAGTTTTGATTTGGGATTATCAAAGACAAAACGAATATCAATTAAAGGATGGTTCTGTCTGATGTGGAGGTGCTTCTGTCTGTCAGCAGATACGAACCGCCCCTTAACTTCAAGAATAATACCATTAGAAAGAACAAAGTCAGGGAGATACCTTCTTAATAAAGAAACTTGATATTTAATTTTATAAGGTTCGTATCTATTTCTAACTTTATTTTCTTTTAGGAAGTTGCCCAATCGTTCTTCTGAACCTGATCTGTACTTTCTTTTACTCATGTTATCTCAGGAACGTCAGGTTCTTTTACAACCCTGACAAACTGTTTCGGACCATTTGAATACTGGAATGTACGGATACCTTTACCGCCGTTAGCATCACTCCAGCAATGAGCACGAAAATCACAGAAGCTGCAACCAACAGCAAGACGCATGTTGCCAGACTTGCCATCAGGTACTGGATCGTAACACCTGTCAGGAGGAGTATCTTCTTCAAGTAAAGCTTTAAGCTGCTCAATTCTAACCTCTGGGTTTATCATGTCCATAGAATGAATGGGACAGTAAGCAATCTCACCGCCTGACTTATCAATGGCAACAAAGCCAGCTTTAGGATTGTTGTTAGCTTTAGAGTAAGCAGAAATCTGTGCTATGTAACCAAAGGGGTCGTCATTAAGAACTGTACCCTCTTTAAACTTCTTAAAGCTGTAGGACGATGCACTCTTGAAATCTACGAGTACACCGTCCACTACAGCATCGTGATGCCCCTTGACACCACCAACCTCCACCTCTTTCTGAAGGTCACTCACCTCATGCCCTGCTGCCTTACAAAGAAAAATAAGAAGCTGTTCTAGAATATCACCATAAAGAAATTTAATAAATGTAGGACCAGACAGTTTCTGTTTAGGAGCTTCATTTAACTCGTACCAAATCTTTCGACTTGGATGCCCAATCATTGATAGACGTAGATAACTTTTCCTATCTCGTTTAGAAAGAGCAGAGACAACAGCATATGAAATACCATCGACAAGTTTTTTAAGGTCTTCTTCCTCTATATTATTTTTATTATCACTGGTAAATAGATCGTAGATATCTTCTACCAGCGTGTCAATAGTTTTATTCATAGCTGTTGCCCCTGCAAGTTACTTCTTTATGCTGCTACAGCAAACGGATCATTCTTGGGAGAAGATACCAGCTTGTAGCGAGTGTATGAATCACCTTCAGGTGTCACAGCACGAAGGGCTTCAATAACAAAGCCTAGCTTACGAAGACGAGAAATGGTAGCGGTCAGGTTCTCACACCAGCCGTGTTCAATAGCCGTCTTACGAGTTACACGCATCTTACGCTTTAGTGCAGATAGTACACGCTTTTCATTACTTACCATAGTTTCCTCTTTCTTTATATGTCCACTTCAAAGATGGTAGCAGTCCCGCTCCTCTCCTGCATACCTTACGCTATCCAAAATTGATAGCCCCGTGAATTATACTAGAGGTTCACTGCCTCAAAGAGCAATTTTGTCGGTATCCATGATATGCCCACCAACGACATACCCACCATCGACTGCTTCAAAGTCGTTACTGCCACCATACTCTACAAGATTAATAATTTGTACTGCATCAAGAAATGCAGAAACACCTGAACGGCCAGCAGCGTTCCATTCATAGGGGGTGTACTTGACGTTACAAATACTGCCATTACCAATTAGCTTACCATCCCAAGGATTGCACTGTGAGTCAGTAACACGTGGTGGTTGACGCTTCTCACCATCACGCTTCATTACCTTACGCTTTAGAGTAACATAGTCACCACGCTCATCACCCTTGTTCTTAACTGTAAGGCCGTCCGATTCAACTAATTTCTTAGTGTTCTCGTCTAGGCAGAGGTCAACCTGATAGGCTGGCTCAAATGTTGTATTGGGTTCAGTAATTGAAGCCCAATAAACTTTACCAGTAACAATGCGAGATGCAAATGCTTCACTCTTTGGTTTAGCCATTTTCAATTTTCCTTTTCTAAGTCCTTGTTAAGAGGCATTATTGCCCGTTACAAACGCAACTGTACTACACTCACACTTCTTTGTCAAGCATTATCTTTAAATTTTTAATATCTGACAACTTACTAATTTTCATATTGTGGCAATCAGCCCTAACTGTAAAGTTATTAGATGGATCAACAGTTCCACGTTTCATAAAGATAGAGTTTTTAAAATAGTCTTCTTTACTCTTATAGCCTAATAACCAACCTTTCGACATATCTGCTAAAACCCTGACAAATACATAATAAGTACATTTCTGTTTTGTATTAAAGTTAGCTATAGAACAATCGTAATTTTCTTTAGGTGAACTGGTACATCTCTTTGTTTTTACTTCAAGGGTTAGTCCACCAATATTTTTTATGTCATATTCATATGTATTATTTAAAGGCATGTCTAGATATCTAGATACTAATATCTCTCCTAGAAACCCATAAATACTATGCTGTCCTTTTGTTATAGAATTTTTTAATACACCTAAATTTTTGGCAAGGGATCTAGCTTTAATTATATCTTCATCGAAAATAGGTAGTTCAACCATTTTTGTTTTCTCAATATTTTTCATACTCTTCCTCCGCATCTTCTATGATTGCTTTGGCGATTGAGTTTAGATCTACAGTAGATAGATACCCGTGTTGTTCTGTTAGTTCTAATAGAAGCTTTCTATACCAATGGGCATCACTCTTACTAAAGTCAAAAGGTAGCTTTAACTGTTCCATCTTAGTGTGTCTCCGACCAGTTTATACCAATATGATACTCACTGTCAAGAGGACATCTTACCTCCAACAGCTTTTCTACATTCTTTATGGCAAGCTTTGTAATCTTACCAAATCTTTCTGCTTCATACTTAGGAACTTCAAACTGATATTCATCGTGGATGCTCCCAAGTAGCTTGGCATCTATCTTGTTCTTAACCTTCAGCTTATGTATCTCGACTAACCACTGCTTACAGATAACTGCACCTGCACCCTGAATTAAAAGGTTTACTGCTGAATGAGCAGATCTCACAACAAGCTTTCTACCATCAATACCGGGAAGATAACCTGTCTGTGCTATTCTGTCAACCTTTTGTCTGAAGGTTGCAAGTGCTGGTACGTTGGACAAAAACGTATCAATCAACTCCTGACCACGCTTTGCATCACCACCCACAATCTTACCAATCTTAGCTGGTCCTGCACCATAGATAAAAGCATAGATGAAAGTCTTAGCTTGATCACGAGTTTCTAGTCCTGCTGCTTTCTGATTGGCTGTATGAATATCACCCTCTACAACTTCCTTAGTAAAGGAAGGATCACGTAGATAGTGGGCTAACGCTCTTAACTCAAGCGAAGAAGCATCACAACCAACAAGAGAAAGAGATGGGCTGCTAACTGTCCAGCACTCACGACACTCCTTACCATATGGAGAATAGCTTGCAGGAACTTGTGCCATGTTTGGGCTATGATGTGCCATCCTTCCAGATATAGCCCGTAAGGTAAGAACTTTTCCATGTACCTTCCCATCCTCTTCAACTAATTCCAGCCAAGATTTTACCTGTGCTATACGCTTCTGTAGAAGAAGATACTCACATATAAGTTTGGCCTCTGGTAAATCTACAGTAGATAGAACTGCCTCGTCAACTATAGCATGTCCCTTTTCTGTAAACTTCTCAGGTTTCCATCCTCTGTACATTAGGTGTCTTACAATCTGTTGTCTTGATTGTAAGTTAAACTCTTGAAACTCTATGAGAGAATGAGGGCCACTAACCACACTGAGATCATTGATGTGCCTAAGACCAACAGAAGATAATGTACCGTCTCTCTTATACTTTGGGGTAATTTCTCGTACAAAAGTAGGTAACGGTTTGAAGTGGTTTTGAACTTTCTTTTTGATTTCATCTGCTTTATCCTGCAGCTTTGATACTAAAGCCATAGCTTTTGGTTGATACAACGTAAA